GGCAACTCTGCTGCTCGAGGTATTGCCGCACCGGATGTGATCCATATTGACGAATTGCGTGAATTTGATACCGAAGATGTCTGGTCATCTATGCGATTTACCCAGATGTCGAATCCCAACCCACAGGCGTATGTCTATTCCAACGCTGGCCATGCCAATTCAGTCCTGCTTCATAAGTTTAGGGAACGCGGCCTTGCAGCTAGCGAAGGCGCAGAGGATTCTATTGGCTGGTTTGAATGGAGTGCTGAACCGGGCGCAGAGATTACAGACAAAGAGGCCTGGTATCAATCTAACCCAAGTTTAGGCCATACAGTCCATGAAGATAATATCAAGGACAGCCTTGCCGATCGTGAAGATATCTTTAGAACAGAAATCCTTTGCCAATTCGTTTCGATGATTAACCCAGTCATCTCAGAAGCCGAATGGAAGAAGTGCAAGGTCGATGACTTGCCTCAGTTGAACACGGAACACGATACTTGGATGGCGATAGATCTTAGCCCAGACCGAAAGCATGGGTCATTAGTCGCAGGCCAGAGAATTGACGGCGATAGGTTTATGGTCAGCCTTCTCCATACTTGGTTTAACCCAGTCAACCTCGATGATAAAGAAATGGCTAACGATATTGCTTATTGGGTGCGTAAGTTCCCGGTTAACGCCGTGGCCTACAGCAAGTCAACAGCCTCAGCAGTTGCAGCTCGATTATCACCAGCCGGAATTCCAGTCTATGAAATCAATAGCCAGGAGTATCAGCAATCCTGCGATGAATTCGTCTCGGCAGTTTCTTCGATGCGCCTTGTCCATTCAGATCAAGAGGAACTAACCAAGCAAGTCCTTAGCGCCGTTAAATTAACTCGAGGCGATGGCGGTTGGGTCATGGGGCGTAAAGCTTCTGGAATTGTTTGCGGAGCAGTTGCCTCAGCGATGGTTACTCACTTTGCGACACGCGCTGAATCTGAAGTAGACATTCAGGTAGGATAATGTCTAGACAGTAGCGTATAATATGTCCAATGGGAATCCGGGACATTTTTACATCATCAAAGCCAGCAGTCGAGGTTACAGTCGATGCCGCTTCTACCCCTGCGCCGTTTAACAATACGGCTTCATTCAATCCTTTCGTATTTACTCAGTCAGTAGCCAGCCGTCAACAGGCAATGGCAGTTCCAACTATTGCAAGAGCCCGTAACATCATCTGTTCAACTCTTGCAGCTCTTCCACTCGAGCAATACTCGAAGGTCGATGGATCGCACATGGGAACACCTGGAGTTATCAATCAACCAGACCCACGCGTTCCCGGTTCAGCAATTTACGCATGGCTCGCAGAAGATTTACTATTTCATGGCGTTGGCTATGGACAAGTTATGGAGCAGTACGGAGACACAGGCCGAGTACGCGCTTGGACTCGCGTAGCACCGGATCGTGTAACAACTAAACTTAATAACAATCAGACAGAAATTGTCGGTTATCAAGTAGACGGCTCAGTAGTTCCAACTCAAGGAGTCGGTTCTCTTGTAGTGTTCTATGGCCTAGATGAAGGATTACTTAATCGCGCAGGTCGCACAATCCGCGCAGCCCACGCATTAGAGCAGGCAGCCGAAACTTTCGCTAAAGAGCCAGTACCTTTACAGGTTCTAAAGTCTAACGGCACCAATCTTCCAGCAGAGCGAATCTCAAAGCTTCTCGAATCTTGGAGAACTGCTCGCCTTACAAAGTCAACTGCGTTTCTTAATGCAGATGTTGAATTGCAGGCGTTGGGCATCGATCCAGCCAAACTACAGCTGAATGAAGCTCGTCAATATGTCGCTCTGGAATTGGCTCGCGCCTGCAACCTTCCTGCATACTTTGTAAGCGCAGAAACCACCAGCATGACTTATAGCAACTCAGTCTCAGAGCGCCGTTCACTTATCGACTTCTCAATGAAGCCAATCCTTGCAGCCATTGAACAGCGTTTATCTATGCCGGACTTCTGCCCCTCAACTGGCGAGATTCGATTTAGCCTAGATGAATTCCTGCGCTCAGATGCTCTACAGCGCGCTCAGGTATACGAGATTCTTAATCGCATTGGCGCCATGAGTGTCGAGCAGATTAGAGAAGAAGAAGATCTAATTGATAACAAGGAGACCCGATGAAAATAACAATGCCATACGCCATTACAGCGGCGGATACAGAGTCTCGCATCATTGCAGGCCGCATTGTGACATGGAACGCTGAAGGCAATACATCAGCAGGCCGCACTATGTTCAAGTCTGATTCAATTACAATGGCTAAGAACATCAAGCTAGTTCTACAGCACGATGTCACTCGCCCACTTGGCAAGATGGTTTCATTTTCAGAGGATGAAACAGGCATTACAGCAGAATTTAAGATCGCAAAGACAACAGCCGGTAACGATGCCCTCGAGGAAGCTGCAACAGGCCTTCGCTCAGATTTCAGCGTTGGAGTCGATGTAGAGGACTGGAATAACGAGGATGGCGTAATGGCCATTAGCGCATCTAATTTAATCGAGGTCAGCCTCGTAACAGACGGTGCAATCCCGGGCGCAGAAGTCGCGAAAGTAGCGGCAGTCGAAAATGAAGTTTCTGAGACAGATCAGAAAGAAACACAATCAACCACAGAAGGAGAACAAGTGTCAGACACTACCGTTCCAGAAGTTGCTCCTGCCGCAGAGACGGTAGAAGCTGCACGCGTTGAAGTAAAGGCTGCAACAGCACCTTACATTTCAACAACAGTTCGTAACCCAATCGTTGATAAGGCTTCTTATCTCGAGCACTCAGTCCGCGCCTCACTAGGCAACGAGACATCAAAGATGTATGTTGCAGCAGCAGCAGATGTCACAGACAACGCTGGTCTCGTACCAACTCGTCAACTCACAGAGGTAATCAACGGCATTTCAAACGCTGATCGCCCATTCATTGATTCAATTTCTCGCGGAGCTCTACCAGATGCTGGTATGTCTTTCGAGATTCCTAAGATCACAGTTGCTCCAACAGTCGCAGTTGCATCTGAAGGCGGAACACCATCAGAGACAGACCAGAACGCAGCGTTTGTAACTGTCAATGTTCAGAAGTTCATTGGACAGCAGACATTTTCACTCGAGCTTCTAGATCGCTCATCACCAGCGTTTTTTGCTGAACTCGTACGCCAAATGGAATACGCATACGCAAAGGCAACAGATAACGCAGTTGCAACAGCAATGGTCAACGGCGGAACAGACGGCGGAAACCGCGCAGCACTTACAACAGGTGCGCTTGTTGCAGACTTCGTGTCAGATGCAGCAGTTTCTATCTACAAGGGAACTCTTGGATTTGCCCAAAACATCTGCGTATCTCCAGAACAATGGGGCGCTCTAATGGGCTTGGTCGATGGTTCAAATCGCCCAATTTTCCAACAGACAATCAACCCACAGAACGCTGGCGGAACTCTAACTGCAACAGCAATTCGCGGAAACCTTCTCGGACTTAACCTTCGAGTATCACGCGCTCTAACAGATGGTTCAGGCCTCGGAGATAACTCACTTATCGTTATCAACCCAGATGCTTACACCTGGTACGAGTCACCACGCCTATCACTCCAGACAAACCTCATCTCAACAGGTCAGGTTCAAGTTGGATACTACGGCTACGGCGCAACAGCAACAAAGCTTGGCGCAGGCGCTTACCGTTTCATGGTTGCGTAGTCACAAACTAATCATGGGGGAGCTGCTGCTCCCGGTGGCTCCCCCAGTCGTTTAACAGAGAGGATACAGAGATGGCATCGATAGTCACCGTAGCAGAGCTAAGGTCAATCCTTGGCGTCTCTGTATCTCTTTATAGCGACGCATATTTAACAGATGTAATTGATACAGCTGAGGCCGTAATTTTGCCTATGTTGGTTAAATACTCAAGCCCTATCGATGTAGTGGCGCTTCAAGATAACATTGCAACATATTATGTCCTAGGCGATAATAACTTTTCAGCGGGTCAGAGCGTAGTCGTTACAGGCGTAGGCTCCCCATTTAACGGAACTTTCACAATCCTAGAATCTAGCAACCTAGACTATGATTCATTTATTTTACGATCCAACTCACGCATTTTCCTAGATGGTTCTTACAGAGAATTTAACGGCTTCTTTACAGTCTCAATTACAAACGCTGATATTACAGAGCGCAAAGTAATTCCATCAGGCTTGGC